AAAAGGACCCAGATTCTTTAAGAGATGAAATAGAAGGGAATGATGATTACGATGAGGATGACGAAGATTATGTGGATAGTGATATCACCCTATTAGAAGGACAATTAAAAGAAGTCGAATATCTTTTGGAACATAAGCAAGAAATAAGAGACATTTTGGTAAGGGCTGCTATGACAAGAATTGAAAATAGTGGTGGTGGAGACTTTGAACTCAGTAAAGTACAAAGTGTATTCGAAAAAATGGCTAGAGAGTCTTTCAAAATGTGGGTAAGTACTGTATACGGTTAAAAAAATAAATTAGATATGAGAAGAAAAAATATTATTAACGAAGTAACTAATAGAGTTATTAAAGAAAAATATAGACTTAACAAATTGATTGAGGCTATTGAATACGATCCTGAACACCCAGAAAGGATGAATCCAGATTTAGAGGGTAGACTTAGAAGTGGTGAACATTTATTCGGTAAGAGTAAATCTATACCTGTGGGTTCTGAGTCTCAGAATTATTCTGAAAAATTGGCAGGACAAAGGTTTAAAGAAATAGTTAACAAAGTTAAAAGATATCACGGTGTTAGAAATATTACACCTAACATGATGCAAACGATGTTCCAAATAATGGGAGAGATTAGTCAAATTGAGACTAGACATAAAGAGGCATTAGAACAATTGGCAGTTGATATAGTATCAGAGGAGTTTGATATCCCTGATCAAATGTTAGAGGCGACTCTTACACCTCCAGGTTCTGAATTAAGTATTGAATCTGATGAAGAGGAAGAGGAAGATGAGGATGGTGGATTTGAGGTACCTAAAAAACCTAAAAGTGCTCAACGTATGGAAGAGTTAGAAATGGAGGTTGATAAAAGGAGAGTCATTAACGCACTTATGCAAGGTGCCGCTAAAAAGGGACACTACATTTTCCATATGGTTGCGGATGAGTTAGATGCTTTAGACCCTAGATTAATGGGACTATATGGTAAACTTATGTCATTAGCAGATTTCCAATATTGGATTATACCTGACAGTGTTATGGGTGGACAAGTAGGTGGAGTTGAAAAAATCGAATGGAGAAAGGCAGAAAAACCTGAAGACAAAGATGAAGAAAATGATATGGAAAGAATCGATGTTGAAGAAGGTGATGATATTCCAGTTGTAGTTGCTAAGGCTTGGATTTTCCCATTATTAGTACACGAATTAATTAAAGGTACATTAGAATTATCTGCAATTAACTGGGCTGACGATCATTTAGATTTCGAAGAACAAAAAGAAGTTATTGAAAAGGCAGATACACCAGAAGGTGAGATATGGGGAATGAGATTAGGTCCTGGTATGTGGGAGAAATTTTTAGAGTGTATTGATTCTGAAAACTATGATATTAAACAATGGTTATTTAGAGAATTAACTAAGTTACCCGCAACACAATTTCACGAATTTATGAAAGAAATATTAAGTGGAAGTCAGAGATGTAAAGAGGTTGTAGATACATTAAAAGATTTACATAAGGGTGATAGTAGTGATAGTATAGAAGATATGTTTAACGACACAGGATACGATGATATGGGTGATATATTAGACAATTTAGGTGAAGAACCCAAAGAAGATGATATGGAGATTAAGAATGATGAAGTTGACTATTCTAAAATGTCTAAGAATGAGTTGATGAAATTAATCGATGATGCATTGGATAACGGAGACTTCAAAACAGTGGAGGAACTTCACAAATACGTTTAATCTATAACATTATAAAAATTAAGATCCCATCAAAAGTGGGATTTTTTTATTTATTACCAATATTTATTAATAAATAATAGTGATGATAAATCAAAGGGTACAAAACGCAATAAATAAAATCACTGAAAAAAAATACGGTGATCTTGAAGAATATATTGAGGTAATTGAATATATTAAAGAGTTATTACAATTAAGTTATACTGAGGTAATTGAGGGTGTGTTTACTTACATAATGAATCAAGGTCAAAACCCTATTGATGAAGTTGATATAGAATTGGAGTATTATGTGGATAATGAAGATGCGTTCTCAATCCTAACAAATATTGGTTGGTTCGACAAATATCTTAAAGATAATAAGGCTTTCTATTCGGATTTTGGAGATATAATTAAATCGGGTGATAGGATTTATATGTTTTGTGGTGATTGGAAGGATTTAAGTGATTTATTTATATCTAGTGATAAAAATTTAGTAGAGGATATATTGGATTCTGATTGGTCAGAAATATTCGGTGATTTCGATATTAGTTTTAAAAATGATGTAACTGAAGTATTAAGTGATGAGGCAATAAACCATATAAAAGAACACATCAAAGAAAATAATTTCATTGGTAATGAGATAAATACGTTAGATGATGAGTACGGAGATGTTTTAACTGAGGAATTATTAGAAGATAAAAACACACTTTTTAATTTGATAGACGAAGAACAAATGTTTGATGACTTAAAAATTGAATTAAAAAATATGTATAGATGGTCATATAATAGTGCCTCTGAGGGTGAACTGTTTAATAGTATAAAAGAAACAATAACATCGTTTTTAGGTTCAGATGGTGAGTGGGATGAGATTAAAAAAGGTGAAAAAGTGGGTCATATATTAAAATTTGATGTCACTGATATATTTTACACATATTTAAAACTGTATGTTGAGTCCACAGGTAAATTTCCTGGTGATAACGCAAACTATTTTTTAGAAGTTTTAGATGAGGTTTTGATTGAACAAGGTAATGAATTGACTGGACCGTATATTGATAATTTTTATCCTGACAGTAGAAAGGTTGAAGAGGATATGACTGATCATGTAATTTCTAATATATAATGAAAGTAATAATTAATAATAGACAACATTTACTTTTGGTTGAGGATAACCAAAGGTGGGATAGATTTATAGAATATTTTAAAAATAATACTATTAATAAAAATACTGAAGAATGGTTAAATGATTTTTTTAGTACGTTTGGTTTAGATAAAGAAATTCTATTAAATAATGAAACATTTTATAATATATTTTTAGATTTTTTTAGAGAAAATGTTAATTACCATAGTAATAAACTTATGGAATATGGGGAAAAGATTACAGAAATATTTGATTTAATTAGTGAAAAAGAATCTAAACGAATTTTAAGTAGTAAAAGTAATCCATTAGAAAAAATAAAACAGTTAATAAAATTAGAGATTAAGTTCCCTTGGAAATACGATATCAATAAAGGTTTTACATCTATTATTGATAATTTGGTATATGATGCAGTAGAATACGCAGTTAAAAATTATAACCCCATTGATGCAATAACACAATTATCTATTATAAAAGATAATGTGTGGAACGAGAGGAGGGAGATTCTGGTACCATTAGTTAAGGACTTTGCCACTAAAAATGGTATTACTTTAATACCAAAACACGCAGGTATTACATTCCAAAAAGGTGATGAATCAAGAATTAGAGATTTAATAAATTATATTAAAGATGTGACAATCTCACCTAAAAAAACTAAAAGAGGTTTTTTAAATCATATAGGACAAACTGAAAGTGGTGGACAACTTTCTACTTTTTGGAGTGCAGCCAATCAATCTGGTATCATACAAAAAGTAGGTGGTGGTAATAATGTAACATATGAATTAGGTCCGAACTACAAAGATTGGGAAGAAGGTAAAGTAGTAGCGTTTTAAATTAAAAATATATGGATAGAGGAGAACAACTAAAAATATTCGCACGTTGTTTAGGTGAACCAATTTATGCAATCGAAACTTTTTTAAAGACATTCGATTTAACTCAAGAAGGTATGGTACCTTTTAAATTGTTTCATAAACAAAAAGAAATTATAAAATCTTACGAAAAATATAATCGTAATTTAGTAACCAAACCTAGACAGGCAGGTGTATCGACTACCACCGCAGCCTATATTGCAGTTAAAACTGCGTTTGGTGATCCAGATAGTCCACATAAAGTATTGATATTAGCCAACAAACAAACGTTGGCACAAGAGTTCTTAAAAAAAATAAAGGAATTTCTCGATCAAATACCTTATTGGGTGTGGGGATTAGATGAGGGTACTGATTATTTAGAAATTAATTCTAAAGGACATATAAAATTAAAATCTAACGGTTGTGAAATTAGGGCGTTAGCGACATCAAAAGATGCTTTAAGAGGTTTTACTCCGACATTCCTAGTTATGGATGAGGCAGCCTTTATCGATAATGGTGCGGATGTGTTTGGTGCTGCGTTAGCGTCTTTAGGTACAGGTGGTAAGATTGCACTGATATCGACACCAAATGGTATGGACCCACTATATTATAAAACTTATGATGGTGCAAAAAATAAAGAAAACAACTTCAATGTAGTTGAAATGAAGTGGTATCAGGATGTTAGATACAACAGAGGATTATTTTGGGTTAGGGGTGAAAATGAAAAGATAGAATGTAAAACTTTAACTAGGACTAAATTAAGGTGGGAATATTTAGATAAAATATATGAAACCGATGAATCTACCATAGAAGATTATGAAGTTATGGTAAAGGAGGGATGGAAACCTTTATCCCCTTGGTACGAAGAGATGTCAGCGGATATGGGTGACCCAAAAAAGATTGCACAAGAACTTGATGTATCATTTATTGGCTCAGGAGGTAACGTTATAGATGATGAATTTATTTCATATCATGAGGAAAATTTTGTTAAAGACCCTGAATTCTCCGCAGAATTAGAAAAGGCTATGTGGATATGGAAGAAACCTGAGGTAGGTCATAAATATATTATGGGCGTAGACGTTAGTAGAGGTGACGGTAAAGATAGTTCCACAATAGTTATTTTAGATTTTGATAATTTAGAACAAGTTGCGGAATTTAAATATAAACTACCTCCAGATATGTTGGCAGAAGTGGTTTTTAAATATGGTAATATGTATAGTGCCTATACGATAGTAGATATCACAGGTGGAATGGGTGTTGCAACAGTTTTAAAACTGTTAGAGATGGAATATAACTTCTTACACTACGATGACCCTAAAAGTAGAAAATTGTCTGAAAAATACGCTAAAACTAAATATACAGAGGGTGATAAAGTTCCCGGATTTAGTGTAGGTAATACCAGACTACAATTAGTTTCTGAATTTGAGGAACATATTAGAGAAAATAAAACAATAATACGATCACATCGTTTAATTTCTGAGTTGAGGACTTTTGTTTATAAAAATGGTAGACCCGATCATATGGAGGGTTATCATGATGACATAATAATGGCATACGCTATGTGTATCTTTATAGTACAAACATCATTCAAAAAATTAGAGATGGTTGAAAAACAAACTAAGGCTATGTTAGAGAGTTGGGTAAACGTTAATAGTAAAACAGTTACCCCATCATTGGATGATCAGAAATATGTAAATCCATTCTATACTAACACACCAACTTATCACCCTAAACAAGGGAATGATAGTAATAACGACAATGGTGACTACAATTGGTTGTTTGGTATAAGATAGTATTTAGTTTTTTTCGATATTTATTATAATAGTAATAAAGTATAAAGATAAAAATGGCTAAAAAAACGATATTTCAACAGTTAAATGATTTATTCGGTCCTGAAGTAAAAAGGGCAGAAAATAAATCTAGATATTCTATAAATGATAAGGAACTCCTTAAAACTAAATCTAAGGAAGATTTCGAATTTGAAAAACTTAAAAGACAACAAGATTCCTATTTGTCAAATATGTGGCAAAAAGTTGATAATGAAATATATCAACACTCCATATATTATGAAACAACAAGGTTAGCATCTTATGCGGATTTTGAGGGTATGGAATTTTTCCCAGAAATTGCGGCAGCATTAGATATTATGATGGAGGAGTCAACAACTTTAAATTCGGAAAATAAAGTTTTAAATATTTTTTCTGAGAGTAGAAGAGTTAGAAGGATATTAGAGGATTTATTTTTCAATAGATTAGATATTCATACCTCATTACCAATGTGGACAAGAAATACTTGTAAATACGGTGATAATTTTTTATTCTTAAATATTGATAGTGATGAAGGTATAACAGGTGTTAAACAACTACCTAACATTGAAATTAGTAGAAAGGAAAATGAGGGGTTTGGTGATAGTTCTAATGTTTCAGATACAGATAAATTTAATCCAGTTACGTTTATTTGGGGTCAGAGAGACATAGAATTTAACGCTTGGCAAATTGCCCATTTTAGATTATTAGGTGATGATAGAAGATTACCTTATGGAACATCTATGTTAGAAAAGGCGAGAAGAATATGGAAACAATTATTATTGTCTGAGGATGCGATGTTAATATATAGAGTAACTAGGGCACCCGAAAGAAGGATATTCAAAATATATGTAGGTAATATTGACGAAAAGGATGTACCTGCTTATGTTAATAAAATTGCAGATAACTTTAAAAGGAGTCCAGTAATCGATCAAAAAACAGGACAGATAGACACTAGATACAATCAAATGGCACAAGATCAAGATTACTTTATCCCTGTTAGAGATCCAAACGCACCGAGTCCAATAGATACATTGGCGGGGGCAACAAACCTATCTGAGATTGCGGATATACAATATCTTCAAAAAAAATTATTTACTGCACTTAGAGTACCTAAACCTTTCTTAGGTTTTGAGGAGACGAATGGTGATGGTAAAAATTTAGCACTACAGGATATTAGATTTGCTAGAACTATCAATAGAATACAACAGTCAATTATACAAGAACTTAATAAAATTGCGATTGTACATTTATATATTTTAGGTTTAGAGGATGAATTAGAAAATTTCACACTTTCACTTAATAACCCATCTACACAGGCTGAGATGTTGAAGGTTGAACAAACTCAATTAAAAGTAACATTGTATAAGGATTCTGTAGCGGACGCAGGTAATGGGTTTGGTGCAATGTCTATGACTAGAGCCAAAAAAGAAATATTGGGTATGTCTGAAGAAGAGATAAGAAATGACTTAGAACAACAAAGATTAGAAAAAGCGGCAGCGGCAGAAATGGAACAAACCGCAGATGTTATTAAGAAAACAGGATTATTTGACAGAGTCGATAAACTATATGGTGACTTTGACGCATTATTATCAGGTGCAGGTGAAGCCGAAGCAGGTGCAGGTGGTGACGCAGGTGCGGCTGGTGGAGATATGGGTGCAGGTGGAGATATGGGTGCTGCGGCAGAACCAGCGGCAGAACCAGCAACCACAGAATCTTTTAGAAAAGATGGTACTTTATTGACTGAGGAAAAAAGAAGAATATATGAAGAAAAAACTAAAAGATATCAAGGAATTTATTTAAGGAGACTTACTGAAAGTTTAAAGAATAATGAACACGTTTATAATTTAGACTCTGTTGAGAAGGATACAGATATATTAAATTCTAAGATCAGTGAAATGACTAAAGAAATAGATAAATTAACTAAATAAGTTTTTTTATAAAAGTTTTATATTTATTATATAAACTAACACATGAAAAATTTTGGTAATATAAAGGACACTTTTAAACAATTGATAATTGAGTCCATCATTAGTAAAGATGATAAGGGTAAAAAATTGTTTAATAAGTTTCTAAAAACTGTCGGTGAAAACAAAACATTAAAGGAACAGTATTTAATATATAGTAATTTACAAAACAGAAAGTTTGATGACTATTCTGAGGCTAAGGAATATATTAAAGAAAATATAGGTTTATTAAAATCATTAAATAAAAACCATATTGATAGTGGTAATGAATATTTTTCTAAATTACTTAAAGGAGTAACTTTAGTTAAAGAAAATCAATCGTTCTATAACGATATCGATTTTTTAATGAAAACCGAAAAAAATGCAACAAACATAGATAAAATACAGGAGTCTATTAATAACATTACTAAACGAATGTTAGAAAAAGATGGGGAAGAAACTGTAGTAACTGAATCAATAGGTTTACCACCTAGTATGTTTGCCAATATTTTAGTTTCTAAATTCAACTCAAAATATTCTGAAATAACCGAAACAGAAAGAGAAATTATAAAAACAGTTTTAAATGGTAATAAGGATGAAAAGAAATCTTTATTTGAATCTGTGAAAAGGGAATGTATTGACAATATAGATAAAAAATTAAATGAATCATCAGATGTCGAAATAAAGGATAAGTTATTAAAAGTAAAAGATAAATTATTAAATACTAACTTTGAATACGAAAATTTCAACTCACAGATAGGTAAAATTTACAACTTAAAAGAATCGATAGATTAAAAATGAACCCCTCCGAAAGAGGGGTTTTTTATTTATGGAATTTGACTAATGACTATTTTAATAGTATAATTATAAAAACTTTAAAATAACAAAAAATGA